CTAACAGGAAGTTTGTCAATCCATTCATAAAACCACAGTCGAGGTGGTAAACCAATAGGAGAATAGTAAAATGGCAAGTGGAACAGGACCAATGAAAAAGAAAAAGAAACCAGCCTTTTCAAAGACAAAGGCAGTTGCTGCTAAGGCTAAGGGCACTGCTTCTAAAGTTGCGGAGAAGCTGAACCCGTTTGACGCTGAAAGTAAAGAGCGAAGACGGCAAAGAAAACTCAAGAAGACTGGCAAAAAAGCAATTGCGAGAGACAAAAGAGCACAAGCTGGTAAAAGAGCTAAGGGCACTGGTCTCATTAGTACGAAAAAGGGAAGAGCTAAGGCTATTGGAACAACTGCAGATACTCAGGTTCGTAGAGGAGCGGTAAAACGTGTGACTACTCCGAAAGGACCTGATTATGTGAAGTATGGCAAGAAAACCAAAGCAGCTAAGAGTTTTAGATCAGCTTTTAAAGCTGGATGCTCTGGTGGAGCAAAGAGCTTTAGTTGGGACGGTCGTACTTATAGTTGTGCAAAAGCTGGCCCTAAGAAAGCAAAGAAAGCGATAGTTAGGGGCGGAGCTAAGAAATCAGACCCAGCTTAAATGCCTAGATTTGGGTCTCGATCTAAAAAGAGGCTTGCAACATGCGATGATAGGTTACAAGACCTTTTTAAAGAAGTAGTAAAACACTTTGATTGTTCTGTAATCCAAGGTCATAGAGGTAAGGCAGATCAGAATAAAGCGTTTGACGAGGGACGAAGTAAGCTTCGTTATCCTGATGGTAATCATAATGCTAGTCCTTCAAAAGCCGTGGATGTGGCTCCTTACCCTATCGACTGGAGCGACCGTGATAGGTTTCATTACTTTGGTGGTTTTGTTCTGGGCATCGCGTCGCAAATGGGATTGAAGATACGTTGGGGCGGTGACTGGGACAGAGATACGCAAGTGAAGGATAATAAATTCGATGACCTTCCACACTTTGAGATAAGAGAATAATGGCAAAACCAGGTAGAAAATCAAATAAAGAAAGAGCTGAAACGATTAAGACTCTTTGGGAGAAGACTAATAATCTTCATAGACAAAGATGGCAGGGCCTTAGTCAAGAAGGATATGACTTTTATTTAGGTGAACAGTTAACATCAACTGAGAGGACTGATATTGAAGAAGCTGGAATGCCTACATTTACTATTAATAGGATTCTTCCAATCATAGAAATAATGCGTTACTTTGTAACGGCTAATAATCCTAAATGGAAGGCTGTTGGTGCTGAGGGATCAGATGTTGATGTTGCTCAAGTTCATTCTGATATAGCTGACTATTGTTGGTATCTCTCTAATGGTAAGTCATTATATGGTCAGGTTGCTCTTGATGCTCTTACTAAGGGAATTGGTTATTTCTTAGTAGATATAGATAGAGATGCTGATATGGGTATGGGTGAAGTTACTTTTTCCCGTGTTGACCCATATGATGTATATGTTGACCCAGCTTCTAGAGATTTTCTATTTAGAGACGCATCTTATATTATGGTTAAGAAGCTTCTCGCGAGAACACAGTTGATGAAGATGATGCCTGATATGGATCGTAAGATAAAAGCCGCGAGTAGCATAGGTCAGATTTCTCAGTATTCGATGGCTGACAGGTCTGATGCTCAAAACATTCTTCCAGAAGATGTTACTTTAGGGGTTACTCTTGAAGGTGAAGACGATGATCTCCTTGATTATTATGAGTGCTATGAGAGGATAAAGGTCTCATTCGTAACAGTATTTCTAATGGTTCCTCTTGATCCTGCTCAAGTGGCTGCGATAGATCAGAGAGTAGCTGTGGAGCAACAGGAATTTGCAGAAGAAATGGCTGTCCGATTTGCGGAGGCACAGCAATCTATTGAAGAGCAGCTTCAATCTGAGGAAATTATAGAGGAACGAGCCCAGTTAGAATTAGAAAAAGCCAAGAAAGAAACTCAGGAGGCTATTGAGCAGAATCAACAAATGTTGCAGAGTCGAGCTCAAGAAGAGAAAACGCAGGTGGAACAGGTTGTAATGCCTGAAAGTGAATTTCAGATTCTTCAGAAGAATCCTGAGATGAGTAAAAATATTGTAGATTATGTTCAGTTTTATAAAACTCATATTAAATTAACATGTACTGTTAGCGATCAATTCTTGTATGAATATGAAATGCCATATGAGAACTATCCTATAGTTCCAATTCCATACTTATACACTGGAGTTCCTTATCCCATGTCGGCTGTGATGCCACTTGTGGGTAAGCAAAGAGAAATAAATAAGGCGCATCAGATAATGATTCATAATGCCAATCTATCCTCTAATATGAGATGGCTTTATGAAGAAGGTAGTGTTGATGAGGAAGAATGGGAACAGTACGCTACAGCACCTGGGGCTTTGTTAAAGTATAGGCAGGGATTCGCCGTCCCACAGCCTGTTCTTCCAGCTCCAATCAATAATGCTTTTTATACTATTACTCAGGAAGGTAAAACTGATGCTGAGTATATATCTGGTGTGCCATCTGCTATGATGGGGTTTACTAGTGAACAGGCTGAGACATATAGAGGGTTACTTGCTAATGACGAGTTTGGTACACGTAGGTTAAAAGCATGGATGAATAATACTGTGGAACCCTCACTTGAACATTTAGGTAATGTATTTAAGGAAGTTGCTCAATCTCACTATTCATCTGATAAAGTTTTTAGAATAGTCCAACCACAGGCTGGTGATTCTGAGGAAAAGGAAGTAAGAATTAATATACCCATTTATAATGATTATGGGAATGCTATCGGGAAATTTAAGGATTATGCAAGTGCACGGTTTGATGTCCGTATGGTGGCTGGGGCTACTCTACCTCTAAATAGATGGGCACTTATTGAAGAATATTTTAAATGGTTCCAGGCTGGTCTTATTGATGATATAGCCATGTTAGCTGAGACTGATATTAGAGGAAAAGAGAAGATTATTGAACGTAAGTCTCTTTATGCTCAGCTTCAAGGTCAGGTAGAATCAATGACAGAGGATTTAAAAGATAAGGAAGGAACCATAGAAACACTTGAGCGTCAACTGGTACAGGCTGGAATTAAACAAAAAGTAATGACGGCAGATACTGAAATTAGAAAGGATGTTCTTGAAACGGAAGCTCAGCAGAAAGTCTTGAGAGGCATGTTAAAAACTGAATTTGAGAAGTTCAGGGGTGAAATGGACTCAAGATTAAAAGCTGTTGACACAGATAAGGAAAAATAGATAAATTAAGGATGATAAATTATGGCTGATGAACAAGTAAGCAACGTCATGGATAGTAACGATGAATTTCTAGCTGCCGTGGCCCCTGAAAGCGAATCTACTGACACGTCTAGTGATTTTAATGTAAACGAGTTCTTCCTCGAGCTAGACAAGTCGGTCAACAGTGCTGTCTATGATGATGGCACTGGCACCGAACAACCTTCTCAGACAGCAACCTCCGAAGAGCCTGTAAATAACAATATAGGTGAGAGCCCTGTGCAAGAAGAGGCGTCTGTTGATGATATTCAACAGCGTTACGCGGCTTCAAGTAAGGAGGCAAAGAGACTCAACGATCAAGTAAAATCTGTTGAGCCTTATATGCCTATTCTTGATGCTATGAAAGAAGACCCCAATTTAATTCAACATGTGAGGAATTATTTTGAGGGTGGTGGACAGACACCTGTAAGCGTAAAAGATCAGTTAAATCTAGGGGAAGACTTTGTATTTGATCCTGATGATGCTGTTTCTAATCCCAGTTCCGACTCTGGTAAGTTATTAGGCGCTACAGTTGACGGTATTGTTCAGCAAAGGCTCAATTCTGCTATGGCTCAGCAAAAGCAAGAGAGTAACAGGACAGCCGATGAATCAGCCTTCAGGACGAAACACGAAATGTCTGATGGTGAGTGGACAGAATTTGTTGACTTCGCTAAGAATAAAGCACTAGAGCTTGATGATATACTATATCTCAAGCGAAGGGCAGAAAGGGAAAAGAATATAGCCACAGAAGCACGGAAAGAGGTAACGGGCCAGATGCGTAAAGCATCAACAAAGCCTCAGTCTCTTGCCAATGCTGGATCAGCTCCAGAGCCAACTAAATCCATAGATGATAACCTGTTTGATGCAATAGCAGGGTCTGAAAACAATTTGGATAATCTGTTTGGTTAATAAACTAATGGAGGTTGAAAATGGCTTCAACACCTTTAGCCCTATCCGCACAAAGTGGATGGACTGAAACCGATCATCCGCGTGGCGGAACTCCTCTTGACACAGGCGATCTGCGGAGAAAGTATAAT